GTCAAGTCAGGGAAGGTGAATTCACCATCCATGGCAATGTTGGTACTTGTACGAAGAAGTTCTTTTACTTCCATCGTGAGGCTCTAGCAAACTTCCCCAATCCTGGGGTTTATGCTGAAGCAAAACCACTTAATCCCTCTAGATGGGCTAGTGCATTAGCACTGCTCAACCAACTGTTCTAACACTTGATTGAGGATTCGCCTCTCTTGAGTTTCCTGTTAGTGCAGCTCCTTAGGTATGAGGATTATCCCGTACCTTGTTTAAGGGTAGCGTAAATGCCCCAACTTCAGGACTTGGTCCTTACGGACCGCGAATCGACCCCTGTTGACCATACATTCCATCCACGAGATATCGTGACGGGTGTTGGCACTGTGGCCGAGTCGACCGGCGTGCCTATTGGCGACAACGTCGTCACGGCAAGCCTTCGGCGTACCCCGACCAATCGCTATAAGGCGGTTGTTAAGGGTACGTTTCCGATCGTGCAGACCCAGACGATCAACGGGATTGATACCCCAGTTGTTGTCCGGACTGCCAACGTTGAGTTCAACTTCTCGTTCGATGCGACTAGCACCGAACAGGAGCGGAAGAACGTCGTTGGCATGATGGCCAGCAGCCTTGGTACTTCCAAGACGCTGATCAATGATCTGCTCACGAAGCTCCAGGGCGTGTATTAACCACTTGTGGTTAATCTGGGACTCTCAGTAGTCCCTTAGGGGATTACTATGAGAACTCCCATTGCGCTGATCTCCCTCGTGGTGATCATGGTGATTGCAGGTATTCTTGTTTTCACCACCTATCTTTCATATCTTACGAGGTCACTCGTAGATAGCACAAGGAACTATCCTTATGCGAAAGTTGAAACAGCATTCGACAACAGTCGACGCGAATTTCAAGCTTCCGGTCGACCCAACTCCACAGTTACTGTCTCTCATCCAACAGATAACCCCGAGCCATAAAGCTCGGCATCTTTGGAATGAGGTGTCGTCAAAATTTGTTTCAAAGGATACCGACCCGTCTATCGTACGCAGACAGCGTGCAATAAACAAATGGTTGGCTACTGAGAAACTCAATGAGGCGACAAATGATAGACTTATTCATGTTGATCCAGGCTATCAAATTTTGCCTCGGATCGAATATAGTCTATTCATGGACAGAGTCCGACAGATCATTACTGATCTTCTCGGGGAAGTCGTGCCAAACGAGGCGCTCCTTGGGGCGTTTTCTTCTGGTGCTTCAACAAGTCGAAACCGTACTTATGGACATCCTGTCCTTAAGTACACCGGGAAAGCAGATGTTACGACACGAGCTCTCCATTACGCGATTGACCTCTTAGAGGACTCTCACGTTTGGGGATCTCTTCGCAATCCAGAGGAATACCGGATTGTCGATAGTAACTCTCTGTTCACCGTTCCAAAGAAAACTGATATCGATCGATGCGCATGCAAAGAGCCCGATATCAACATGTACCTGCAGAAAGGCGTTGGACGTATTATTCGTAATATGTTACGTACAACGGGGATCGATCTTAATGATCAGACCCGTAACCGCGACTTAGCACGCCGCGGTTCCTCTCGTGGAGATCTAGCTACGCTTGATCTTTCTTCTACGAGTGATTCAATTTCTCGGGAACTCGTATTCCAG